GTTCTTAACACCCCAAGCTAGACCAACTTCATAACGAACTTTTCTGTAGCCTTTGTACATGGCAAATTCCATGCTAAGACCAGAACGAGGATCAGTAATTACGATTACGTCAGTCGCCATGTCACCCTCGGAAGGACGAGCAGGAGCGCGAGAAGCTAGAACGATTGCAGAGCGGTTAAACGCCATGTTACGAGCAGAAGCAGCAGTAATGGTAATAGCTTTGTCGCCAGCACCTTGTGCTACCTGCAATCCTGGAGCTGCAATAACCAACGCTCCGCCATTTACAGCAGCAACACCAGCAGAAACAACATACTTGTTAGTGTCGTTAGCAAAAGTAATTACATCGCCGGTAACGATAGTGCCAGTACCAGAAGCTTTAAGAGTAATAGCTGTCTGACCTACAACGTGAGCGCCAGCACTTACGGCGTTAGCTGAAGTTCCAGCAACAGAAGTGTTAACCTGTGCAGATTCACGAATAGGCATGCCGTTTACATCAAGCAGTACGCCTTGACGCAAGATAGAATCGCTACCAGCATCAGCAACAGCAGCTTGCTTACCAAGAAGGTTAACGCCAGCAGAAGTATCAATTACTAGCTGGTTATCTTGCAAAGGAGCGCCGTTATCTTTCAGAATCTTCAAGACATTAGAAGCATCGGTGTAATCGTTAGCAGTGCCAAAAGGGCTAGTGCCAGCGGTTCCGTATGCGCGAGAGAAAGTAGACTGCAAAGCACACAGATCAGTTTCTACTTCGTTGGTTACTGCGCGGATTGCTTGAGCGATCTTAGCAGCACGAACATTTTGGTATCCAGCGCCTTGCAGACCTAGTTGCTCATCACCGTTAAAACCAAACTCAGCAGCGCGAGACTTACTAATTACGATGTCGGTAGAGCCAGAAGTCTGACCAGTAGGATCAGGAACAACCATTGCAGGAGAGATGTCAGATACGTTGCCAGCAGGCTCAACGTCAACTCGGATGTTTTGTCCAACAGCAGCAGTGCTTGCTGATGCGTTCATAGTAGCAGATGGGATCATGCCCGTTAGTTCACGAGAAACGATGTCCAGTGCTTCGTAGATGTCTGGCACAAGTGCCGTAATGTTATTAGCCATGTTAAATTACCTTTCAATTATCAGTTATAGTTCCGCCGGACTTCACAAATTCCATCCTTTTAACGGGGTTAAGTGCCTCAAACTCGGCACGACTTCTTACCTTTGTGGCACCGCCACTATTTGAGCCACCAGAGGCACCGCCGCCCGATGATTGATTTCCTTTTAACAATGCAGAGTATCTTACATCGTTTTTAAACTCGTTCTTTAGGTCTTCAAGTGAAGACACAGTCAGACTTCCATTAGCATCGGTAACTTTAACACCGTCATCATGGAACTTCAATCTGCGGCCAATAAACTCACTCAAAATCTCAGCATTTGCGCCATCTGCAAGGTCGGCAGCTAGTTTTAATGCTGTGTTGTTTTTCTTCTCATTTGCCACGCCTTGGCGCAGACTATCCAGCTCATTTAAAGTGCTTTCGTACTTTTCTTGGGCGGATTTATGTAATTGTTGATAATCACCCTGTTCTTTTGCCACTCTTTCCCGTTCTGCATGCGTTTCGGCCTCAATGTCTCTTTTGGCTTGCTTCGCCCTCTTAGCCTCAGTCAGTAATTCGTCCATTTTAGATTTCATGGATGCATTTTCTGCCATCAATTGCGCTAATTCGCCAGCATCAATATTCTTTTCTTCTACTGGTGCAATTTCTACTACTTCTGTTTCTTGTTCACTCATTTTAATCACCTTTGGTCACAAACCAAGCAGTCACTGACCGCTTATAAAAAGGAGAGCATAAATGCGTTCCTACTCCCCAGTATCATACAAGTATAAGCTTTTCCAGCAAAAGGGACAAATTTATCCCTTTAATGGCTCCGGAGTATACAGCTCTTCTTCTGTTTCAGCCGACAGAATTGGTGTTTGCTGGCTGATATCTGCATCAAGGTCTTCATCAGTCCGTTCTGGGCTAATTAAGCTTGCTTTACGCATTAAATATCGCACATCTGACTTAGCAACTATGCCTTTTTCCATTAACTGGATGTTAGCGATCAATAATTGCGGGTCAATAGTGGCATCGTAGAATTGTTTGTTGATTTCAATACTTGGCTCGGCGTTTCCACCCATATACATCATGGCCCAGTCTAAACATTTCTCAAAAGCAGACTCTACGTTAATAATAATTGCTCCAAGCTTGCTATTTTGACCAGCAAACCGGATTTTAGCCGCTTCAGCAGTTTCTTCTCCGCCACCATCTTCAATTATGCGGGTTCCAATCTTAACCATTTGCATTTCTTTCATTTGCATGCCTTTTAACGGCATTTGGTTCTCACTGGCTTGCAATAATTCAGCTCCCCCACCTTCAGGCAGTAAAATAGCTGATCTTGACCCAAAAGATATGCCATTGGACATATTTTGATCAACCCAAGACTGAGTTAGGCCAGAAAACGTAGGTGTAGGCTGTCCGACAAGGAAAGATGACTCTTCATAGTCAGCAGAATTACGGTAATGGGATATATTTATCTCAGCGATGTCATATAACGGCGCTTTATCAACAGTTTCGTCATTATTTACTGAGCCGACAAAAGAAAAGGGTATTTCATCCCAAAATGACCCGTCAAATTTGCGAGGATAGATATCAGAGCTTCCATCTTCGTAAATAACCAGTTCTCCGTCTTCATCGTACAGATTTTGAACATATACACCATTTTCGAGGCGTAGCACTCGGTGATACATGCATTCTTCGTAATCAAAGTTATCTTCTGACGGCTTTAGCGTAGGTTCCTGCAATACAACCAATGAAAGCCTCTTTAGACCACCAACATTAACTGTTCTCCAGTTAATAATTGACTCTGCTGGGTAAGGCAGTATGTTAGCCCGCAAATACAGCGAAGAAACCTCGTAATCAGTCAATCCTTCAGGTGCAGACGGGTAATCAACCAATAATCCATACCTTCCAACCATTAAAGCGTCACTAGCAGAGTCTTTAATCATCTGATCGAGTGAAAGACCATCGCCATTAGCGTTTTTAAGCATGTAATCAATAGACGAGTCTACTTCAATGGTCGATAGCTTGCGGAACACCATTCCAAGCATGCCTTCTTTGGTATGAGCCGTAAAGTTTACAAAGTTAGCTCTGTCAACATAGGCTTGGTAGCGCAATTTATTATCTGTAGAGCCATCACTAGCATTTGGTGGTGGTAAATAAGCAGTACCTTTCATAGCACCAATAGCACTATCAGTTCCTTTTGATCTAGACTTAACAGCGTAAGCGCCCTCATCACAATCTCGGACTAATAGCCATTTATTTACGTTTTTGTCGTACTGGGGGTGTCTGCTATCTACTGGCATAATTTTTATCTCGCAAATCGGACTCTCAGGTCAGCCACAGGCTTAACCACTGGAATTTCAAAGGCTATCGGATATGTACCCGCATCAGGCAAGTGATCAAGGTTAGATTTCTTATCTGGAGTTCCATTGTCATCATAAGCAAGTTGCTCAAGGCATCTAGCGTAATCAGGGCATAGGTCATCATTGACAAAAAGCCTGCCTTTTTCAAAAGCCGTGTTAGCGGCCAAAATCCTATCTTTAACAAACGGGTTAGCTTTATTTGCATAAACAGCAAATCCCGCGCTTTCTAATAATGATATATCAGATATAGACGCATCAACGGTCTTCCTACTCCGGCCACTAGCATCGGGGTAGATTCTGATAACGTGATTAGGATAATGTTCTTGTATTGCCCTAATCATGGCAGGGGTATCATAAATCCCCTTAAATTCGTTCACGGCATGCCACTCATCGTCATGAACTATATAAACCACGGCTGACATATTAGTCACGTTAAAATCCATCCCTATACGCACTAGAGTGGATTGATCCGCAGTCATTGTTGATCTACATGCGATTCTATCATAGTTGTTAAACACCGTCCCAGAATGCAGGTTAACAAACTTACCTTCTAGGTAGGCCGCCAGCAAGTTAGCAGGGTATATATCCCTTAAACTCTGGACGTATTCTTCTGGTAAATGCGGATTGCTCATCGTAGGCGCTTGGATTATTTCATATCCAGCTTTAGGGTCTTTAACCCATGTATCATATACGAACTTAAATCCTTCAGGGGTAGTAGTAACGCCGATAGTGTTTTGGCTACCATTCTCTTTGTTCTGTCTGTTTCTCGCTACAATTTGTCGCCAAGCATAAGCCGCATCTTCAGGCTTCATAGTATCCAGCTCATCTACATCAGCATCAGCATGCTCATATCCAATAATCCGGTGCGGGGCATCCATAGACCTAAAGTAGATTCTACCGTAACCAGTAATCTCCAGATAATTAAGCGGGGACTTATAAAGTCTATATCCAATTCCCAATTCTTCTAAAGCCTGCTCAAATCGAGGAAAAGCAATCATCCTAATCAAGTCGTAAGTAGGTGCATAAAAACCACGATCTGTTTTAGGGTTCTGTATTTTTCCAACGATAGCTCGTTTAACAGCAGCTTCAGTTTTACCCGCGCCAAACCCCGCTACCAGAGCAGGGTATTTAGCAGTCGTTGTCATGTACTCAAACTGCGGGCCAGTAGGACTTATTGTATTCATTCAGATGGTTGAACAATGTTAATACTAATAGGTTGAGCATTAGATTCTGCTTGCTCTTCTTTCCAGCCACCCTGAGTCTTTAAGTAGAATATGTTAGCAGTAACATTTCCATCAAGGGCTAATTGAACTAAGTTGTTACCCATAGCAGCAATCTTAGACGCACGGCCAAACTCATAAGCTTGACGAACTTCAGGCTGTCTCTTTTCAATATTACTTAACGTTCTTTCTGTGATTCCAAAATAAGAAGCAAGCTGCCCTTTATTTAAAACACTAGCAAGGTCTTGTAATTCCTTAGTCATATCGTAATCGAATACAATCAATGCTTTATCAGGGTTACCACCACCATCACCCTGTTTACCTTTCTTAGCCATCTTATATGCCTCTAAATTGCGTTTTAAGCCCTTTAGGGAGCTTATTGGATAGATTGTGTGAATATACATTAAACCCAGCCACAACGGAACAGGTTAACTCTCACAGCCGAACTTATCTCCACAAGGGTCGCTAAAAAAGCTGGCCGTATTTTGGGGTAGGTCGGCGCTCTCTGACCGGATATGACCCCCCCATACCCCCCCATGCGAATGAGAATCATTATCATTTAGGCCTAAGCCTGTGGCGCGGGTTAGCGTTTCTATTCGCCCGTCTACTTCGTCACACCAATCAAGAAGAGCGGCCCGTATTGTTTGGCCAGATTCTGGGACGTCAATTAATGCGCCGGTGATATTGTCCAGATGCTCGGCAAGGTCATACCAGTTATTGGCCAAGCATTCCTTCAGCCTAATACAAATATTGTTATCGTGTTGCGTATCCATAGTTAACCCTTTGATCGTGTTACTGTTTGCCGCTTAAATTAGTGTAAATATATCTGGCTTTTTTATAGCTAATCGCCATCCAAAATAAATCTACTGTGTGAATCCTCCCTAATAATAAGAAAAAACTATGGCTTTATCAATCCTAATAGGCCAAACCAAAATTTATTTGTGCCATATAACAATATTATTTTGATTAATGATTAATTAATTTGCTATAATCCATTATCGGGCGAGAACGCGGAAATATGGCCCTAAATGCGAATCATTATCATTACCATAAACCAAAGGGAAACAGCTATGAAATCATCACTAAAGCAGAGACGTAAAGCCAAACAATTAAAGAATGAATTGCTGGCAATTGGCTTGTTTGTTATGGCATTAATTCCGTTAACTATTGGCGCGTTTGTTTACGGCCAAATAATAGCAGGGGTATAAAGAATGAAATCATCAACTAAAGTAATAAGCGCGAAAGATTGGGCAGGTAAAACAGTAGACCTAACTAAAGCAGAGTATCTAAAAGAATGGGAAGCTTTCAGCATTACAGACCTCAAAAGCTTAATTGTATACTCGAAAGAATTTAATTCCGATCATAACCAGCGCCTTATAGATATCGAAGTGCTACTAAAAGAATTGGCGCTAGAAGTAGTAAATGCTGATTTTGATGCTAAATGCCACACTATAGAATCAGAGTCTGCCGAGCAATTAACTATTGAAGCAATCAACGCAGCCCATCAAAAGACTGTTAACAAGTACCTAACGGCGGATCGTAAACACGTTGAGCTAGAAGATACCCTCAACGCGCAAATAGACGCTGCCGAGACTGATAAGCAAATAGAGCGCCTTGAGATTGCAAAGGATCGCAAAATTGATAAAACATATAACCGAGTTTATGACCTTTGGGAATTACTACCAGCCCGCGAGCAATTAAACCTTGATAAACAATATGCCGCCCATTTTGGGTACGGCTGCCAAATGGGGAAAATATAATGAATCACTACAATGTGAGAGAAGCATACCTGAATAAGGTTACCGAAAACGCGGCCCTTAAATACTTAGCCCACAGATCCGAAATCAAGCGCGAGATTAAGCGCATAAACATAGAGACCGGCATTATTTGCGCCGGTATAACTGTACTTTTTACATTACTGATTTTAGGGGTTAAATAATGAGACTAAAAACCGATAAAAAAACGCTATTGAATAGCGACAAAATAAACGAATCCGCAAAACAATGGGCTATCGCTAATTGGGAGTATTTAACCCAAACAAACACGCCATTGGTTAACGTTAACAGTAGCACCAAGATAGAAAAAGGCGAAAAGTTAAACGTCTACACCGCTATTTTATACTTAAAGCCCGCC